ACAAATGCGGCCGCACAACTCAAGCAAGCGCAAACGCTTGATACCTTGAAAACACTCCCACCTCGTCTTCGTCTTCTCGCTGAACAGCGAGCTCTTACTGCAGGACAAGGAATGGTTCTGCAACCTCAAATAGACGAATACAAGTCAATTCGTGGTAAAATTCGCTCAGATGCAGCTCATTCCGCTCTCGACTTGAACCGTGCCGAATCCGAAAGTAATTTCTATGAGGATGTAGGCCAATTCTCCCCCTATATCAATTTTTTGAAACAAATCATAGGAGTAGGAAGGAGGTAAATCATGGCACGCATGCGACGAAAAATGTCCCGCCGCGCTTCGAAAAAAAATTTTCGGCGCGGCGCAAAACAAAACGGCAAAAACCGCATAGTAGCGCTTCGTGGCGGCTATCGCCTCTAGGCAATACTAGGATAGCCCATGACCTGCTATCTTCCTCTTACCTTATACAAGGCAAAATCAGGACCTTCCTCTAAAACGGGGAAGGTCCCTCTTGTTTCCCTCGCCTTTGGCGACGTAATGAAACCCGTTCAGGTACCATGCGGCCGGTGCATAGGCTGCCGCCTCGAAAGGTCCAGAATATGGGCTATTCGAATTATGCATGAGCATCAACTTCATTTAGACTCATGTTTCATCACCCTCACCTATAGAGAAAATGAACTTATCCACGGCGGTAACGCCACGGGTACGCTCTTCCCTCGCCACCTCACATTATTCATGAAACAACTAAGGAAAAAATATGGCTCTGGCATACGTTTTTTCGCTTGTGGCGAGTATGGTGAAAAAGAACATCGCCCACATTATCACGCTATTATATTCGGCCTGGACTTTCCTGATAAGGTCCTCTCCCCCAATAACTCGAAGTCGGGATTCCCGATTTTCGAGTCTGAAACTCTTACTAAAATATGGGGCCGTGGCGATTGCTATATCGGTGCTGTTTCATTCGAAAGCGCGGCGTACGTCGCGCGCTACATCATCGACAAAAAACTAGGTGAGGAATCTTCCTTCTATAACGATGAGGGAATTCATCCCGAATTCGTCCGCATGTCTCGCGGCTCTAAAAAACTTGGTACCGGTGGCATCGGTGCCGGCTGGTACCAGAAGTACAAATCCGACCTCTATCCCCACGGCTATGCCGTAATCCGCGGGGGTGTCAAATCCAATATCCCCCGCTTCTATGAAAAAAAACTCGAAGAATCTGACCCGCTTCTCCTACAAAAAATCAAGGAAAAGCGTAAAAAAATCATGGACGAGAAATGGGAGGAAAACTCCCCTGCTCGTCTCAAAATAAAACATCATATTAAACGTGCTCAACTCCGCTCTCTAAAGCGCTCCCTAAAACAATAAAAACCAATCAAAATAAACCTTAAAAAATCCACTAAAAAAAACTCACAAATAACAACACAAAATAACTATGAAATACTATAATATAAGAAGGCCCATGTCGTACTACATAGAACATCTATATGCGGCCTTCATAACACCCGACCCGGCGACAGCCGGGCCGGAACACACAAGAAAACGTTTCGTTTTCGCAGTTAAAAAGGAACCTAATGAAACTCTACACAATCTATGATAAAAAAACGCAGGAATTCCAACCGGTATTCTGCGCTCCCAACAACATCACCGCTATGCGGTCAATCTCTAACGCTCTGCGTTCGACCAAGGAGGTTATGAACCTCCGCGATTATCCTCACGATTTCGCCCTCTACGCTACGGGCGAATTCAACGAATCCAACGGTCATACCGGTGGCTACGAAATCCCTCAACTCGTCGAAGAAATCGCCAACCTTCTCCCCGATCAGAAAGGCTAATCATGAACCAGAATCATCCCAAAGGCTCCCATATGCCCAAAGGCGAAAGCCTTACACAGCGGCACTTTGCCGCTCAAGCCGATATCAATACCAAGGTTGCAAAACATCTCCGGTCCGTACCCGGCGCCAATCTCTCCAACATCGGCCAAGGCGGAACCCGCCAACCCATCTTCGGTGACTTCACTCGCATCGACTATCAGGACATGCTCAATAAGGTCACCGATATCGACCAACAATTCCAGGCCCTCCCGGGCCGTGTTCGGAATCGCTTCCGGAATAGGCCCGACCAACTCTTGGCCTTCCTGGAAGACCCGAAAAATCTCAAAGAGGCCGTTAAGCTCGGCCTCTGCAAAGTCCCTGACGGATGCTCCGTCACCCCCGAAGGGGACATCATCGAAAACGAGGACCTGGAGAAACACTCCAAGGACCCCAATTCCCCTTCGCAAAATCCCCTCGGAAACAACCCCGCAAATCAGGCTCAAAAAGCCGACCCCGAAGCTCAGCCGGGCTTCAACCAAAACGGGGGCAAAAAATGAACAACGGAAACGGGCCGCTTTTAGCGGCCCTTTCTCATATACAATCCGCCGCGGAATCTTCATTCGCCGCGGCCGAAATCGCCCCCGAAAGATATCAAGAGCAACTCTTTGATATCACTACGCAGTTATCTGCGATTCATTTCCTACTAAAAACTGAGGCAAAACGACACTTCGAAAGCCTCAAAAAACCCGGTGAAAACCGGTAAAGCACTATTACCCCCTTGTTGTAATAGTGCTGACTGACACCAACTAGGAAAACAAGGTATTTCCGAAAGGTGTCGGTCTCTTCTCTCAAAAAGGAGGTATAATGAAAAGGTGCCCTTACTGTTACTACGGCCCTCCCGCATGGTGCGCGGAGTGGCATCAGAAAAACCCTTCCAAGGAACAAAAAAATGGCTCTTCCCTCGGTAATGTCCAAGAAATTCAGCCAAATACCTCCCCCTCAGATTCAGCGCTCGGTATTCAACCGCACGCACGGCCACAAGACAACATTTGACGCCGGGTTCCTCTACCCCATCTTTGTGGACGAAATCCTTCCTGGGGATACTATGAACCTCAAGGCGAACATATTCGCCCGACTCCTGACCCTGGAATTCCCGGTCATGGACAATATCTTCGTGGATACACATTGGTTCTTCGTCCCCAATCGCCTCCTTTGGAACAACTGGGAAAAATTCCAAGGAGCACAGGACAATCCCGGCGATTCGACGGATTTCCTTATTCCGATCCTCGACCTAGAAAATGGCGAGGAATTCAGCTCACTCACCCTTCACGACTATTTCGGGCTGCCGGTAGGCGTCGGAATGGATTCCGACGATGCTCCCATTGCCCTTCCTTATCGTGCATACTGGCTCATCTGGAATGAATGGTACCGGGACCAAAATATGCAGGACTCTCTCGTCATTCCTCTTGGAGACGGTCCTGATCCGTTTGCCGACTATAACGGAGTTCTTCCACGTGGCAAGCGCCACGACTATTTTACCTCCGTCCTTCCCGAACCTCAAAAAGGAGATGCAATCTCCATCCCCATGGGTACGTCCGCGCCCGTCGTCGGAACCGGCCAGGTACTTGGCCTTTACAATGGTACCCAAACTTTCGGTCTTTCGACCGAAACCGGACAGCCTCAACCCATCATCTCGACCGCCATGTACGGCGATGATGTAGGCTTCGCCTATTCCATCGGAAATCCTTCAAATAACGTGGGCCTCGGCGTAACTCAATCCGCCGTAAATTCTGGCCTCGTTGCTGACCTCACCGAAGCCGTCGCGGCAACAATTAATGACCTCCGCGAAGCCTTCGCATTCCAACAAATCCTTGAACTCGATGCCCGTGGAGGAACTCGCTATGTCGAATCCCTTAAAGCTATGTGGGGCGTGGACGCAGGCGATTATCGCCTCCAGCGCCCCGAATATCTTGGAGGTTCTTCTGACCGTGTTTCGGTCAACTCTGTCCCTCAGACCACTCCCTCCGAAGGCTCCAATCCTCAAGGCGGCTTAGCCGCCTACGCTCAAGTGGGTGCAAAACCCCGCTTCTCAAAATCCTTCGTTGAACACGGCTATGTAATCGGCCTCATATCCGCAAGGGCCGATATTACGTACCAGCAGGGTATGCGCCGGATGTGGTCCCGTCGAACCCGTTTCGACCTCTATCAGCCTCCCCTCGCTCATCTTGGGGAACAGGCTGTACTAAACAAGGAAATCTATTACAAGGATGTCGGGGAACCCGATCCCGCCAATAATGAACCTTTCGGATATCAAGAAAGGTGGGCGGATTACCGGTATTTCCCTTCCATGGTAACCGGACAATTCCGGTCCAATCCTACTGCGCCTTTCACTTCCCTCGATGCTTGGCATCTGGCGCTCAACTTCCTCGATACTCCGCTTCTCAATGCGGATTTCATCGTGGACCGTCCACCCATTGACCGCGTTGTTGCTCTGAACGCAACCGCAAATTCCAACCAATTCCTTATGGATTCCTACATCGAAGTCAAGCATGCTCGGCCCATGCCTGTCTATTCCGTACCCGGCCTGCAAAGGCTATAAATGGAACCAGTAACCGCAGCCGCTACCGCTCCATGGTGGGCCCCCGCCGTCGTAGGCGGGGCTATCGGCCTTGGTAGCGGCCTGATCTCCTCTGGACTGTCAATGTGGGAAGGCGATAAAAATCGCGACTTCCAACGTAACATGTCTAATACCGCCCATCAGCGTCAAATGCTCGATATGCAAAGGGCCGGGTTAAACCCGGCCCTCTCTGGCAAATACGGCGGTGCTTCCCAGCCATCCGGCGGACAGGCAAATATTACAATGCCTGATATCGTAAACTCTGCTGTTTCCATGGCCTCCGCAGGGGCCCAAATAAAGGACACAAATGCAGCCGCTCAACTCAAGGAAGCACAGACGCTCGATACCCTCAAGACCCTCCCTCCTCGCCTTCGCCTTCTGGCTGAGCAAAGGGCTCTTACTGCTGGCCAGGGAATGGTACTCCAACCGCAAATCGACGAGTACAAAACCTTAAGGGGAAAAATCCGTTCGGATGCGGCCCATTCCGCGCTTGACTTGAACCGTGCAGAATCCGAGAGTAAATTCTATGAAGATGCAGGGCAATTTTCGCCCTACATCAACTTTCTCAAACAATTAATCGGGGTTTTCCCCGAACCAAGAGGAAGGAGGTAAATCATGGCACGCATGCGAAAAAAAATGTCCCGCCGCGCATCGAAAAAGAACTTTCGACGCGGCGCAAAACAAAACGGCAAAAACCGCGTAGTGGCTCTGCGTGGTGGCTATCGGCTTTAGGAAACATCCGAATAGCCTATGACCTGCTACCTTCCTCTCACACTCTATAAATCCAAAAATGGACCTTCTCCGAAAACGGGGAAGGTCCCTCTTACGTCGCTAACCTTCGGCGACGTCATGAAACCAGTCCAAGTTCCTTGCGGCCGTTGTATCGGCTGCCGCCTTGAACGCTCCCGCATGTGGGCGATCCGTATCATGCACGAATACGACCTTCATCAAGACACCTGTTTCATCACCCTCACCTATCGGGATAATGAACTTATTCATGGCGGTAACGCCACGGGTACGTTATACCCACGTCACCTCACCCTATTCATGAAACAACTAAGGAAAAAATATGGCTCTGGCATACGTTTTTTCGCTTG